CCACTGAACTAGACCGCGTAGCTTCTCCTCCTCTTCCGAGCTACGCGGTCACATTACAAGGTTAGATGACGTGTCAGAGTTTAACATTAAATTAACGCTAGATCTTCACTGTAAGAATACTGATGAAAACGATCATGAGCTGGATATACTGTGTGACTTCATAACAGATCGATTACATATCGTTGGAGCTGACGTTGTTATCCAATCGCTGGCAGAGGCACTCATTGAATTACACGATCAGAATGCAGAGGATAAGGCGAGGCAGTTGCATTAATGTTGGTAGCATTGCTGTATAAAAAAGACATTGATGCGTCGTCGCAGGCGCGTGAGCGCGTAACAAATAGCAAATCTTATGTCAACAGTTTCGACTATCAAAAAAGTTAACATAATATACATTATCGGACATTAGGGGCATAATTATAAGTATATCTAATAATATCAATAGGTTAGGCGGTTTTGTAGCAATATACAGGTAATTTGAGCTATGCGTTGTTAATTTTATACGAAACTAGATAATATATGACCCCCCCCATGCGACAGCTAGAGGGGGGGTGCGTTTGCTATATTTTCACGCACACGAAGACCCCCATACCCCCTTGCAATATAATGCTTACCTATTGTAAAATTTAAAAAAATTGGAGAATATTAATGGCTGGCAAGGCATTACGAAGGAAGATCCTAGCAGATGTTGAGAAGAAAGGCGGCGTAGATTACCTGTTTGAGCAAATCGCATCAGGTAATACTTTGACGAAAATGGCTGTAGAATATGGCTGTTCTAGGCAATACCTCGGCTCATCACTGAATAAAGTGCCAGAATATGAGAAGGCCATGAACGAAGCCAGACGCCACGCCGCAGATGCCCTAGTCGAGCAGGGTTTAACAATGGTAGATGATTTGGATGGCGGCTCGACAAGCAGTGAGATAGCCGCAACGAGAGAGAAGGTGCAGTGGCGCAAGTTTATGGCAAGCTCGTATAACCAAGATAGATACGGCACTAGGCCACAGACAAACGTGAATATTTCAGTTGGCGACATGCATTTAGACGCCTTACGCAAAGTAAATTCTGACTTGGCGGCTATCCATAAGGAAGATCAGGAGCGCGAAGCCAAGACGATTGACGTGGATTATGAGGATGTAACCGATGAGTGATAACCCATTAACAGAGTTTGTCCTGCGTTATCGTGATGATCCAGTGCTATTTGTTAAAGAGGTGCTGGGCGCTACACCATACGATTATCAGGAAGAGTTTCTCGATGCTATAGCTAATGGTGAACGTAAGATGTCTGTAAGGTCTGGGCATGGTACAGGTAAATCAACATCCGCGTCGTGGGCGATGCTTTGGTACTTGCTTTTGCGTTTCCCTAATAAAGTTGTTGTCACAGCGCCCACATCCAGCCAATTGTTTGACGCATTGTTTGCCGAGCTAAAACGATGGATTAACGAGTTGCCACCCCATCTACAGCAATTGCTAACTGTTAAGTCAGATCGTGTGGAACTAACGTCAGCCGCTTCCGAGGCATTTATATCAGCCAGAACGTCACGCGCAGAAACGCCAGAGGCATTAGCTGGTGTGCATTCCGAGAATGTTTTATTGGTAGTTGACGAGGCATCTGGTGTGCCTGAGAAAGTTTTTGAGGCGGCGGCTGGGTCAATGTCTGGTCACAGCGCAACCACGTTACTGCTATCAAACCCGACGAGATCCTCTGGAACATTTTATGAAAGCCAAACCAGAATGTCCAAGAGTTGGTGGACGAGGCGCTGGTCGTGCGTCGATAGCCCACTTGTGTCTGATGAGTTTGTCGAGGAAATGCGTGAGCGATACGGCGAGGAAAGTAATGCATTCCGAATACGTGTTCTCGGCGAATTTCCTATGGCAGACGATGACACGATTATACCATTCCACTTAGCCCAAAGCGCGACGCATCGTGATATTGAGATGACGCCAGATATAAAGCCAGTGTGGGGCTTGGATGTTGCGAGGTTTGGTACTGATAAAACTGCATTGTGCAAAAGGTATGGCAACGTCGTCACAGATATTGAGGCGTGGCAGGGATTAGACTTAATGCAAACTGTGGGTCGGGTTATGGCGGAATATGAGGGATTACAGCCCAGCATGAGGCCATCAGACATACTGGTCGATAGTATTGGAGTTGGCGGCGGTGTAGTCGATAGATTGCGTGAGCTGGGTATGCCAGTGCGTGGGGTTAATGTTGGTGAAGCACCAGCTCTGGGTAAGACTTACATGAATTTACGAAGTGAGCTTTGGTTTAAGACAAAGGGCTGGCTCGAAGATAGGTCATGCAAACTGCCAAAGGATGACCAGCTCTTGGCTGAGTTAACCAGCATTAGGTACAGCTTTACATCGTCGGGCAAAATGAAAGCCGAGAGCAAGGACGCAATGCGAAAACGTGGCCTAAAATCGCCAGATCTCGCAGATGCACTATGCCTGACAATGGCATCAGACGCGACGACTGCATTATCTGGCAATAATAATAACTGGAATAAATCCATTAAGCGCAATTTAAAGGGAATTGCATGAAAAAAAAATTTTTAAATTTGTCACCTAAGATGAAAAATTTATTGATGGCTAGATGGATAAAGGAATATGTGCAACGCGGATTATCTTTGCAGGATGCACAACACGCCGCGAGGTGGAAGGCTGGCGAGTGGAAGCTCTCAGAAAGAATGCGTAACATACTGGCGTCAATAGATGAATTGTGATATGGTCGCATAATATACAGCAATGAGGTTTTATCATGAAAACGTGCAAGGGATGCCCTACCAAGTCAAACTGTAAGGCTAAAGGTATGTGCTTAAATGGCGGCTATGGTAAATAGAGGCGTACTGAATTTCCTCAATCAACTTGATGAGGGCAAGCGATCCAGACGCAATAGCTTTGCGGAGCGTGTGGCTAATTTCCTGACGCCTAATGACGAGTTTGAATATCGCGGCGGATTATTGACTAATATGGACGGCACATCCGCAATGGATCGTATTGGTGAGAAAACAAGCTACGGCACGTTAGGCCAAGCCAATTTTGCTGGCAATGATCCCATCACGTCGTTTCCTAATCAGATGCCACAAGGCACAACAGCTAGACGCGCAGATGGTACAGGTGGCGAAATAGTGCGTAGCCTGATATTGCCAGTTGATGTCATGCAGGCGATTATGTCATCAAATCTTGCAAATAAGCAGGGATTTGTGGAGATGTTAGAATACAAGATGAATAACAATCCAGAAAATTATAATATGATTATGTCTAAGCCAGATGGTTTATCTGAGCTAATGGCCTTGTATGCCGCAACAAATGAGCCAACAACACCCAGCGAGGAAATGTCACCTAGATTACAACAAATGCTAGATGGAATTTTTAATGGGACTGCTTGACCAGAATACATACCAAGGTGGGACAAACGCTGAATGGGCTGACTATGTAGACAGCTTAAAGGTAACGCCAATGAGCTTTACCCCAATGGACGCCGTAAAATTTATAGCTGAAGCCACGCCGATTATTGGTGATGCTATGGCGGCTAAGGAAATTTACGACGAGCTACAAAAGCCAGAGCCTGATCTTGGGTATGTTGCTGTTTTGGGCGGCGCGGCTTTACTAGGTTTAATTCCACTTATTGGTGACGCGGCTTCCCCTGCCATTAAGAAAGTAGGCAAGGGCTTACTTGATATGGCAGATCGTATTGAAGTTGATCCAAGTGTGATGGGATCTAACTTTAGTAATTTTAAATTCAAAAAACCAGCGCCAGATGTTGGCAAACCATATGAAATGTCTGGAGAAAAACTTGCAGACGAATTGGAAAAAACACCAACTGCGTTTGGTTTTTTAAACCCAGATCAAGCATTGCCAGTTGGAGCAAAGTATACAAGTATTGAAAAACAGCAACCAACAGCATTGAGAAACCACACAAGTGCAGGGTTATTGTCAACAGAAACTGTAGAGCCAGAAATTGGAAGTATTTCAGATTTATATGGCAGAAACGTAATGTCTATTGTTGGTGATCAAACTGACAGAAAAACTGTTACTCACCAAAATGGTAAACGCCTATTAAATCCCGTTAAATCTATGGCAGGATTTAGATATGCAGATGTTGATGGTCAGGGTTATGCTGGAGCTAAAACAGCCACAAACAGTAAAATTAATGAAGCTATGAAGCACGACAAACCATACTTTATGTCTGCAATGATGGGAGATCAATCTGGAGATTTTGCTCAACATCAGGGAGATATGTTTGGTGAGGCGTGGAATCAACTACAAAATAGCAATAGCGCAATAACTGGCGAAAACGCTGTTAAAATAAATAATCATATAAAAAATATAAGTGTTCCTAAAAGTGTTACAGTTAAAGATGCCAATGGTAATATATTAAAAAACGCCAAAGGAGAAAATGTTAAAAAAACAATCCAATCCAAGCCATTTAAAGATTTAGATGTTGATGTTGAAGACCCAATGGCAATATTTAATTTACTAAATATGTTACCATCAGGTTCTCAAAGAGGATATTTTTTAAAAGGTATGGATAGGGCTGGTTTGTTTGATATGGGCGCTCCAACAGTTTTTGATGCCCGACTTGCAGTTGCAGATGCAAACCAAATAGGCATGGATTGGGGATCAGTTGGGTATCGAGGATTTACGCCAGATTTAGAAAAAGGTGTATTCCCTACAAATATTCAAAATTCTACAACGTATGACACTGGATATGATAAAATAGGAAATGCTCAAACATTTTTGCAAGGATCTCGTGGAATACCAGCCGCATTAATTTACAGAGATTTAGGTGCAGAACTACGTAAAAAAGGTACAGGCGGCGGTCTTTTAATGACTCCACCATTTTATAAAGTTTTAGAAAGTAGCCCTAAGAGAGCAATACAAAAAATTGATGATGAAATTTCAGAGGTTGGCGATACATTTTTAGAGATAGAAAGAACAAAAGGCAGAAGAGAAGCATTAGAATATGCTAACAAAATTTTATCTGGTGGGTATGGGCTACTATCTCGTTAATAAATATGATATATAGAAATAAAACTAGGGGCTAGACAATGCCAATAACAACATACGCAGAATTAAAGACGACACTCGCAGATTTTCTTAATCGTGATGATCTTACTTCTGTGTCTAGCACATTTATAACTTTGGCGGAGACTGATCTAAATCGCAGATTACGCCACTGGAAAATGGAAGCCAGATCCACTGCTGAGATTGATACGAAATACAGCGCGATCCCAGCAGATATGTTAGAGCCTATCCGCTTTCATATTACGAGTGGTGAGACAAACCCATTGGAATTAATATCGCAGGCAGAATTATTAGACAGGCAACAAAGAGCTGGCAACGTGTCTGGCAACCCAAGATACTACGCAATGACTGCTGGCGAACTACAAGTACACCCAGCGCCAGATGGCGTATACAATGCGGAATTATATTACTACCAGAAAATTCCAGCATTATCTGACAGTAATACCACCAATTGGCTTCTGGGCGAATATCCAGATGCTTATTTGTATGGAGCTTTGGTACACTCAGCCCCATATTTAAAAGAAGACGCTCGAATTACGACTTGGGCGGCTTTGTATCAAAGCGCTGTTGACGCAATTAATGCAGTCAGCGATCAAACTAAATATGGCGGATCAGGACGCCGCATGAAAATAAGGGCATATTAAAATGAGTTTTTCAAACGATTTCGAAACAAGAGTATTAAACTACGTGTTTACTACATCATCAGTGACACGTCCTACTGCGTGGCACATTGCATTATACACAGCCGCACCAAGTGATACTGGCGGTGGTACTGAAGTATCTGGCGGAGCATATGCTCGTCAGTCGGTTGCATTCACTGTATCTGGCAACACTGCATCAAATACTGCATCTGTTGAATATCCTACAGCTACTGCATCATATGGTACAGTTACACACGTTGGCGTATTTGATGCGGCTTCTGGCGGTAATTTAATTGCATACGCGGCGTTAACAACAAGTAAAGCAATTGATACTGGTGACGTATTCAGATTACCAGTAGGCGATCTTGATATTACGTTAGATTAATAAATGGCTGAATATCGTGGTGGATTTGGACGAAGCACATACGGCTCATATAATTTTGGGCTAGATGGATTTGTCACTGATGGAGCTGGTGCAGTTGTCGCTGTATCGGCTACAGCCTCTTCTGCTATACGCGCCAGATTAAGTGGGTCAATTGTAATCACAGCGTCTGGCACGACTGCATCTGCTGGTCGTAATAGGAACGCAAGCGCGACGTCGTCTAGCACATTATCTGGCGGAGCTACATTTGTATTTGACGTTGTCGGCTCGTCAACTATTGCGACAACATCAAGTGCCACAGCCACATCCAATAGAGTGCAAAGCACTGGATCGACAATAGCCGCATCTGCAACAAACACGTCAAGTATGGAACGTGTGCGTGAAGTTGCGTCAAACAATGTTGTGGGCGTATCTAGTACGGCGTCTAGTGGTTCTGATGTTAATCAATCTGGCGCAACAATAACTACAACCTCATCTGTCACTGCGACGTGCAATAAGGTTATGTCATTTGCTGGGTCAACATCTGCATCCACGACGACGACGTGCAACGCAATTGAAAAATGGGAAGATTTACCAGCCGCGATAGAAACATGGCAGACAGTGCCAAAATTAACAGAGATATGGACAGCCGCATGATGTTGCAATTTAAGCATTTTTGTGGCAGTATGCGATCAGCGCCTACTGCGTCTTTCTCTTACATTGATGAATGATATTAGGCCGCAAGGCCAAACATAGGAGTTAATTATGGCAGATACTACAACAACCACATATGGTCTGGTAAAGCCAGAAGTCGGCGCATCCGAGGATACTTGGGGTACAAAAATAAATACCAATTTAGATAACGTCGATAATCTGTTAGATGGTACGACGCCTGTCACTGGTATTGATATTAACTCTGGATCAATTGATGGAACGCCAATTGGTGCAAACTCTGCGTCTACTATTGCAGGGACAACAATAAGCGCAACTGGCAACATTACAGTTGGCGGCACTGTTGATGGTGTAGACATAGCCGCAAGGGATGCAGTTTTAACAAGTACAACCACAACAGCTAATGCGGCTTTACCAAAAGCTGGCGGCACAATGACAGGAAACTTGTCATTCGGTGACAACGACAAAGCCATATTCGGTGCTGGGTCTGAACTACAAATTTACAGTGATGGTACACACGGAATTATTAAAGAAAGTGGTAGTGGTGACTTATTAATATATGGAAACAATCTTAGATTGGGTAATGCTGATGGGTCTGAGTTATATATTTTAGGTAATAACAATGCGGAGGTTCAACTTAGATATGACAATTCAACCAAACTAGCCACAACATCAACAGGCATACAGGTCACAGGTAATATAGCTAATTCTTCTGGCGACTTTACACTAGACGTTGCAGGAGATATTATCCTTGATGCTGATGGTGCGGATGTTTTGTTCCATGATGGTGGACTACACTATGCAAGTATTAGAAGAAATGGCGAAGATGCAGTTTTTAAATCTATAATCCAAGACAAAGACATTATTTTTAGAGGTAATGATGGTGGCGTAGAGAGAGAAGCCCTTCGTCTTGATATGTCTGATGCTGGTACAGCTATATTTAATCACGATATAAAACTAGGTGACAATTCTGAAATTGTGTTTGGGGCAGATGGTGACTTAAAAATATTTTGTGATAATAGTGGTAACTACATTAGAAGCCAAACCTCTAATATGGATTTGAGTTTTGTAGTAAATGATGGTGGAAATATAATGACCGCTCTGGCATTTGATGCATCAGCGGCAGGTAAATCTACGTTCTTTGCAAATATGGATATTAGAGCAGATGATGCACGTCTGGTAATAGAAGAAGCAGATGGTACAGATATTGTATGGCTTGGTGACATTTCTGGTAGCGGTATCGGCGGTTCTTATTTATATAATCATGGCGGTACAGCAACAGTACAAATGAGGGCTGACCAATACTCCACCATTTCGAAAGGTATACTTATAGATGCTCCAGCGGCAACTGTTGAGGCTTTAAGGATACAAACACCACGTAATGATGCTATATCAACAGGGCTTGCTTATATAAATGTAACAGACAGCGTTGCTCCATTTAGTGCATTGACTATTAACCATAGTGGTACTGGGAAATCTATAGAGTTACGTGATAGCGGTAATGTTGCAGGTTTTATAAGTACAGTCAGTAATGATATGTTCCTTGGTACTGATAACACAGGTATTCGATTTATAAACGCTAGTAATGCAATTACACCTATTGACCCATCAGCGAATGGGAACGCTAGAGACAACGCAATATCTCTTGGTACTTCTAGTGTTAGGTTCAAAGAGGGTCGGTTTGTTACTCTATACGGCGATGGCTCTAACCTAACAGGTGTTGGCGGTAGTACAGATTATGGTGCTGTTGGTACTTATTCCATTGCAATGCGAGTACCAGGTAATGATACTTTACAAACTGGTGGTTATACGTTTGCTGGCTCAAATTTAAAAGCCCATCAAGCAAGTGGTACATATCCAAATGCTTACGCATTTCAAAACACAGCATCTTCATCAGTTTATGTATCAGCTAATTTAAGCGGTACATGGAGATTAATGGCTCCAAGGATGAGAATAAATTATACTGATACAGATAGAGCGTTAGGTTCATTATGGGTCAGAATATCTTAATAATAGGAGGCGTTAATGCCACAAGTAACAATAACAGAAGTGCGTAACGCACAATCACTAAACGCAGAAAATACTGCATTTGATGTAGAGATTAACCATCCAGAATATGATTGGATACCTTACACACTAAGCCCTGATGATACAGATATGACTGTAGACAATAGTGTATTGCTTGAACTTATAGGTTCAGACTTTGAAGCATATGTAGCACCTACTCAAGAAGAACTAGATGCAGAACTAGCGGCAAGTCTTAGGGCGCAACGTGATGATAAGTTAGTTAATGAAGTAGACCCTCTAGTAACTAACCCTCTACGATGGGCTGAACTTACAGATGCTAAACAAGCAGAGTGGACACAATACCGAACTGACTTGCTAAATCTACCAGAGCAATCTGGTTTCCCAAATGACATAACATGGCCTACTAAACCAACATAATTTTAACTTAACTATAGGAGATCAAAATGGCTGAAGATAAAAAGGTTATTACGATTAACGAAAAAGAATACACTGAAGACCAATTAACAGATACGCAGAAAGTTATTATAAATCACATTAATTCTCTTGCACAAAAAATTTCTTCTGCAACATTTAATTTAGAACAGTTGAATGTTGGTAAGCAGGCATTTGAAAAAATGCTTGGCGACACATTAGAAGAAAGTAAAGAGGATTAGGTTTAATATATGCTATATTGTTAATATACATAAAAATATGTTATAGTCACAATAACTTAGACCAATGAGGTAAATATGCCACTAATACCATTAGATATTCCTGCTGGCATTTACCGCAATGGCACTGAATTACAATCATCTGGTCGATGGCGCGACGCCAACTTAATTCGATGGGTTGATGGCACAATGCGTCCAATGGGCGGTTGGCGCACTCGATCAGATACGGCGGCAAACGCTAAAATTCGTGGATTAATTACTTGGATTGGAAATAACCAAGATAGGTTTATAGCTGGTGGCACATATAACAAACTTTATACTTGGACATCTCAGGGTGTGCGCCATGACATAACGCCAGTTGGACTAATTGCTGGTCGTGAAGACGCCGAGGCATTTACAGGATATGGCGGAAGTTACTTTGGGCAGTATGCCTACGGCGTAGCTCGTCCAGACACAGCAAGAATACAGCCTGCAACAACTTGGTCGCTAGATACATGGGGTGAATACCTTGTTGCGTGTAATGAGGATGATGGCAAAATTTATGAGTGGCAGATAAGTAATTCCACACCAGCCGCAGTATTAACAAATGCGCCCACGAATAACGAAAGTATTGTCGTAACTGAAGAGAGATTTTTATTTGCATTGGGCGCAGGCGGAAATCAACGCAAGGTGCAGTGGTGTGATAGGGAAGATAGCTCCACATGGACGCCAGCCGCAACAAATGAAGCTGGTGATTTGGAGCTAAACACAAGCGGCAGAATTATGGCTGGCATACGTGTGCAGGGTCAAACTCTAATATTAACAAGCATGGACGCCCACGTAGCAAATTATATTGGTGCGCCATATGTTTACGGCATTGAGCGTGTTGGAGCGAGTTGTGGATTAATATCAAACAAGGCTGTGGCATCAGTTGATAAGGGCGCGTTCTGGATGGGTAATCACTCATTCTATGCCTACGCAGGAGGCGCAGTGCAACAAATAGAAAGCGAAATATCTGACTATGTATTCTCCGATATAAACCGCGCACAAATATCAAAAACTTTTGCAGTGACAAACAGCACATACGGAGAGATATTCTGGTTCTATCCATCTGGATCAAGCACAGAAAATGACAGATATTGCGTTTATAACTACGTTGAGAACACGTGGTATATTGGTGAACTAGGCAGAACTGCTGGATTTGATATGGGTACATATCGCCAACCCATTTGGGCAAGCGCAGAAAACAACAAGTTATACGAGCATGAGATTGGCTTTGATTACGGCTCACTTACGCCATTTGCTGAAAGTGGTTCAATTGCATTAGGTACTGGCGAGAATGTAATGTCAGTCACAGAAATGATCCCAGATGAAAAGACGCAGGGTGACGTCACTGTCACATTTAAGACGAGGTTTTACCCTAACGGCGAAGAGCGCTCATATGGTGCGTTCTCTATGTCAAATCCGACGTCACTGAGATTTACAGGCAGGCAAGTCAAACTCAGGATTGACGCGGCTAACTTAGCTGATTGGCGTGTTGGCATAAATAGACTTAATGTTACGGCTGGTGGGGCGAGATGAGCAAACAGCCACAGAAAGCCCCAGACGTTATCGGTAACGATTGGCGGACGTGGGGGCGCAGGCTTGTCCAGCATTTATCACAAACACGATCTGCACTGGTTCAGCAAAACGGCGAAGAAAACGCATCTGACGATGCAACTCTCATGTGGAATAGGATTTATAAATATCCTGTCGTGTCAAAAGGTGGAGAATTTCGACAAATTGTTGTTGAGGGTGGACACGCTAATTTTATCAAAACATCAGATGTTACACCAGTTGCGGCAAATACGGCATACAAGCTGACCTATGACGCGCCATCTGGCAATTCAAGAATTACGCAAGGCACGCCGACAAGCAGAATTGTGTTTGAGGAAGCTGGCGAATATGTTGTATCGTTTTCTGCACAAATATCATCGACAAGCTCAAGCACAGTACACTTTTACTTTTGGCCTAGCGTCAATGGCACTGCCGTAGCAAATAGCGCTATGACTACTGCAATGCACCAAAATAATGCCACAATGGTGACAAGTCGAACACAAATATTTACATTGGCGGCTGGAGATTATCTTGAGGTAAATTACATGATGGATAACATAAATGGCTTTTTAAATTACACTGCGGCGTCTGGATCAGTGCCAGCTTTACCAGCCTCTACACTATCTATAACGAGGACACATGGATGAAATAATTGAAAATTGCAGGGAATGGATCGAGGCCGCTTTGGAGTATTCTGGCGGTACTCACGATTTTATTCATGTAGTAGAAGGCATTAAGGCAGGCACAATGCAACTTTGGCCTACACCAAGGGGGTGCATCGTGTCTGAAATTGTGGTATATCCTAAAGTGAAGCAATTAAATATTTTTCTTGGCGGCGGCGAGTTGGATCAAATAATGGATATGCACACTGACGTAATTAATTGGGCAAAGGCTCAAGGGTGTTCAGCATTGACGATGACAGGTCGAGCTGGATGGAAAAAACCACTATCGGATCATGGCTGGGATCAGCTTCATTCGTCGTATATTAAGGAGCTAACATAATGTCAGGCGGAAAAGGTGGTTCAACCACATCAGAAATTCGAGTACCAGACTATATTGAAGGGGCGGCGCGTCGCAACTTAGATAAGGCTGACGCAATATCTCAGGTTGGCTTTACGCCATTTTACGGCGCAGATGTTGCATCATTTGTTCCATTGCAAGAGGCGGCGTTTCAAAATACGGCTGATGTAGCAGACGCATTTGGTATGGCTACACCGAGAAGCCCAACAGATATTATGGGCAATATGGGTGCGCCACAAACTTATGCAAATGGTGTGACAGGTTACTCATCTGCGCCAATGTTCCAAGATGCAGTGGATACATTAGGTTACTTTAGGCCAAACCAAAAAGCTCTATTGGATAGTTTCTTTGTAAATCCATACACTGGATTTGATCCAAGTGGCGCTTACACGGCAAGCCCAGCAAGTGGTGTGTCTTTGGAGATGCAGGGGCAAAATCCAAGTTTTAGGGCTAACACTACTGACTATGGGTCAAACAGCTCATATTACAATAATCCAAATGGCGGATTTGCAAATGTTGTAATTGGATACGACGCAAATGGATCTCCAATTATGGCGACACAGCCAGCCGCGTCAGGTGATTTAGGTGGAATGAATGTAGACCCAGCTGTCCAAGATCTGGTGGCGATGAGGCGCAAATCTCGCAGTGATGATAATAAGGCCAGACTTGACGAAATGATGGACGCGCAAATGCAAGATTATCTTGCAAAGAAAGAGCTGGGCGTTAGGCAAATTGGTGGGCAGGATGTA